TTTGCAGAGGTAAGCTACATCACTGGAGAATTATTGCGAGCAAGCATAGAGCCAATGTTCCACACTGGATATAAAACAACCATTAAAAAATTCATCGAAGAACAATGAAAAACGCAACTATTGAATACAACTTGGGCAGAGCTTACTACTCACGCTCCGCATCACCGACGAACCTGTCAGCACCTGTCAGCAAATCACTACTATGGGATTTCAACCAATCACCCTACAAATGGCGGCACAGCACAGGCAGAGAGTCAACCCGCGCTATGGATCTTGGCACGCTGATTCATGCAGCGATACTAGAGCCGAATATCCCAATGGATGAAATCGCCGCAGTATCGCCGTTCTCTGATTTCCGCACTAAAGCCGCACAGGAATGGCGTGACGATGCGCGAGCGATGGGGAAAATGATTGCCACAGATGCCGACATTCGCGCTGCTGGTGGGTGTGAAATGGTTTTCTCCGAGGACTACGCACAACGCTTTGCAGGTGATTACAAATCCGAGGTGGCAGTCTTTGCCACTATCGGCGCAACAGAGATAAAGGGCATGATTGATCTTGTGCCTGACAATCTCGATTTACTGGTGGATCTGAAAACTACCGCCAAAATCGGCAGTTTGCGGAACATTACCAATACCATCATCGACCGAGGTTATCACTGGCAAGCTGCGTTATATCTCGACCTGTGGAACGCTGCCACAGAGGAGAAACGCAAACGCTTTGTAATATGCTTCCTCGAGGTGGATGCACCGCACGAATCGGCATGGGTGGAAGTCTCCCCAGAGCTGATCGAGGCAGGGCGCATCGGATACATGAACGCACTTGCGAAGTGGCAAGCGTGCTGTGCCACGGACACATGGCCGCGACAGCATGAAGGGATTACCACTATCGAGAAGCCAGCTTACTTATGAACAAAGAACTACAAAGAATCAAGATAGCGGAAGCGTGTGGGTGGGAAATCAACAAAAGAAAATTGCTAGCAAAACCACCAAACGATAGTTGGCAATATTTAGATACAATCCCCGACTATCTCAACGACCTCAACGCGATGCATGAAGCGGAGAAGGTGCTGGACACTACTTCAGATCAAAACACGATTGGATCATATGCCTCTTATGCTCAATGCCTAGCGTGGGATGGTGGGTATTCAGCAACAGCAGCACAACGCGCCGAGGCTTTCTTGAGAGCACTTAACCTTTGGGAACCATAAACAATTTCTTGCAAACCATTCTGGAAGCAGGTGGCAAGCCGAAACGGGGGAGCGCATCGTACACGCTCACTATACCACTATGAGAAAAAAATATGATGCAGTCGCCACCGTGGGCAAATACACGGCAAAGGATGGAACCGAGAAAAAGCGTTACCTGACCGTGGGAGCCGTCTTCGAGAGCGATGAGGGTAAACTCACCTTAAAGCTCGAAGGCGTGCCTGTATCGCCCGATTGGAGCGGTTGGATCTCATTCTACGAGCCGAAGTTGGGATACACGGGAACAACTGAAAACGATCCACCGCCATTCTGATGAGTATTTTTGACGACACACCGCTGGAAATTGGCACGCAATACTACGATAAAGAAATTATCGGGTGGAATCCTGATGAGAGAAAATACCTAGTTGCTTGTCCACACTTTCGCACTAAGGAGCTTTGGCTTTCTAAAGAGAAGGTAGAGTCTGAATATGGAAACAGTCTCATGGCAGGAGTAGAGTGCCGTGAGTCGAAGCCAGGCAGTAGCTACAACACCCGATATTTCAGGAGTCGAGTCGATGCTCCAGACTGAAAAAATAAGCTTGCATACCGTCACCCAATAACGCAACTTAATTACATGAAGCAACCACCAACATACACCCCAGAAGAAGCTGATAAAGCTGGATTCAAATCAATCACCACGCTATATTTCTTCAACGATGAAGCCGATATGCAATATCTATCCGCCGTATTGTCAGACATGGCAAATGTTAAGCATTGCTTAATCAAAACGCTGAAAGGCGTGGAAGTAGGAAGACTTAAAACTGAGATTTTATGAATTTATTCCCAGAATTACCAGAAGAAGAATCACCCCGCCTGAAATGGATGAAAACAAAAAACATCCACACGTTGAAAACCAGAGATAACAGATGGGTAGCCTATAAAAGTGAAACCCAACACAATTTCACCCACGAGGATGAGATTGACGCTGTAGTCGGTCTTGCTAAGAAGCTAAAGATCAAGCTCTGGAAAGAATAGTCACCACATCACCCGAAGCCAACTAACCCTGCTAGAATCCCACTAGCGGGGTTTTTGTTTCTCCTTCCACTAAAAACGTGGCATACTCGGCGGTGACGATGCGAGCAGCGGCAAGATTGATGTCTTCAGTGCCTATGCAATGAGCGCACATGGGGGATGCTACATTGATCCAATCGGCAGGATTTCCATCTCTACACGCTCCAAAATCGACTAATGCAAGAGCGTCTTTTAATTGTTGATTTTCGTTCATCTTGTTTCTTTCGTTGTTTGGTTGTTTTTAGTGTAATATGGTCGAACTTCTTTCTGCCATCGTCGTAAAAATGAATCCTCACCATCGTCACCACTAACAAGCCAATCGACCCGTTGAGCCATTTCAGCAGCTTGGCGTAAAGTATGAACTGTTTCTCTGAATTTTTCGATCACTTCAGGCGGGTAATTTCTCCCGCGAGTATCACCCCATTCATTTTTTGAATCGTCATTGTTCGATTCAATTAATTCGTGAATGTCCCTAGCAATGTCTTCAATTCTATATTGTTGGTATTCGAAATGTCCTCCGCTCATTTTGTTTCTTCTATGTTGTTTATTATTTTATCAATTTTTGTTGCCATTTCAATACTTCCACAGCACCCACAGGTTGATGTAGCTTTTTTAATATTATTTATTGCAACTCTCAGAACATCTCGTTGATTTATTGCCTTGGCAAGCTCGCGTTCCATAGATGTCATTAAAGTTAACGCCTCTTGCATTATTGCTGGCAACATTATTGGCTCAATCTCGTCTGGCCATTGATTGCAAAACGCATCAACTCTCGGTGTGTCACTCATTGGAATCTCCTTTCATTTTATTGTTTGGCAGTAGGATAAATGCCGCAATGTGTCTACCTGTTCCTTTGCCTTTAGTGCCGTCCTCGGTCGCTAACCATCGAACGTCTCCAAGATTGCGAACATTTGTTGCTCCTGTTGCTTTGAGCATCATCAGCACCCATTTATCTACAGGATAAACAACCACTGACAGCTTTCCTTTTGCTTGTTCTTCAATGGCTTTTCTCATCCATGCTGTTGGTCCTTTCTTTTTTCCTTCATGGATAATTGAACCGAATGGTGGATTTACCCAGTTACGTTGCCCCCATTCACAAGTCAATCCGTCAAAATCATGCGGCTTAGGACAAGGGCATGGGTCGAAATCAAATGGTCCAAACTCTGCGACTAGTTCAGCTATTGCTGGTTCATCCCATGGTGTTAGCCAATAATGCTTACCGTCACTGCCATTTCCTTTGTGAAACTTGTTTTCTTCTGGACGTATTTGAGATTGATGTTTTTTATTATCTGTATTCATTCTGTTCCTTTCTTTTTATTTCTGTACACAATACATCTCATAACCTCCCTAGAGCACGCACGATGAGAAACAATATCTACCATGCGCTTTTATGATCGAAATCAGCCCCTTAGGAGTCAACCTCCTGCCACCTCTGCTTAGTCTCATGGTGACAACACGCTGGCAGCTTTCCCGCTTCCCGTGCCTAGTGATGAGTGTGGAAGATTCACGTCTTCTCGCGGTGTCCTTTGTTTTGGTCTGTCTTCAGAATCGAACAGGGGCAAATGAAAAGCCCGTCCAGGCTACGACCTCTGAACGGGCTTCGTTGCCATTTGAACACACAGCAAGAAAGTTTTGTTTGGCGGTTGTAGCGCGAACGAGAGAAGAATAAACCAAGATTGAAAAAACGCAAGCACAAATTTTAATGAGTTTTAGACGGCATCACCAAGCGTAAATAGCGCAAAATACCTAACATAATGCAAGCTGCAACCATTGATTTTACTTGGGAAATAAAAAAGATTAAAAATAAATGAGAAAAAGTATTGACTGAAGACATAAGCCGATGTAGAAATCTCTCGCCATGAATACCAAACAAGAACGAGCGCAGAAGCTCGCAATAATCGAAGCCACAGTGAAAGTGAAAACTCACAAACTTATGCATGTCAAGATGCCGCTGGAGCTACACGCTAAAATCAAATCTGAGGCAGATGTTTTAGGCATGAAGCTGGGACGTTATGTCTGCGGATTGATCGAGAAAGGTAAGGAGGCAAGCCGTGATTGACTTTATCAAAACTCATCCAGTGTTTGTTGTATTTTGCCTCATCATAGGTTTTTACATGGTAGCTTTTACAATCGGTCTAATTAACCCACCAAAAGATGACTATGAAGACTAAAATACTAGAAGCATTTTACACGCTCGCCACAGCAGTAACAGCGGCATTTATCGTCTGGGTAATTTTACCATAACCAAATGAACACACCAACACCATCACACGCAGAGCGTATGCAAGCAATTATTGATCTTGCTTTTGACGCTGAAAACGCACTAGACGATAATGACACAGTGCAGGTCAAAGTTGTAGAGCTTGCTGACTTTGTTAGGCACTATTGGGAGCTATACCAGGCACTGAAAGATCAAGAGCTTGAATTATTAAGCCAAGCATCTGTATTGCAGCAGAGAGGCAACAAGATTGAACGACTACTGAAAGGAAAGCTATGAGTGCAAAAATGAAAACATCGCCGACACAGCTGTCCTTGGCGCACCTGCGCAAGACCTGTGACTTAGTTGAAGTCGTGGAGAAGTGGAATAGCTTCGTTAAGATACGCCAAGACCTATTCGGCATCATAGACATACTGGCATTGAGCGGCACTGAGACAATAGCCGTGCAAAGCACCTCATGGAGCAATGTGAAAAGCCGTGTAGACAAGATGAGCGAGTCACCTAACATCTCAGCAATTCGTGCAGCAGGATGGAAAATCCTCGTTCACGGATGGAAGAAGAACACAAAAACAAATAGATACGAACTGAAAGAAATAGACATATCATGAGCAACACACCGAGAACAGATAGATACGAACTGCATTACATAGAGAATGGAAATGTAAGCAAATTGATTAACCTAGCTAGAGAACTAGAACGCGAGCTTGCCGACATGACCAAACAGCGCGATACGTTGGCTGAGGCTATCAAATCAGCGGGGATAACCAAGCAGCGCAATGCGTTGGCTAAGGCTATCAAATCAGCGGGGATAACCAAGCAGCGCAATGCGTTGGCGGAGGCTATCAAATCAGCGGGGATGATTTATATTCCTAACAGCGGTGGCGCATATCAAGCTGGATGGAGAGATGCTGTCAGTTGGATCAATCAGCAAGCCCTAGTTTTCGTGAAAGGAGGATCACATGAGTGACACACCGACACCAATAACAGATGAATTAGCAAAAGAATTTGCAGGAAAACGAGTGTCCAGCAAAGAAGCTGGTGCAGTTTGGAATCTTTGCAGGGATTTAGAACGTGAGCTTGCCGAGGCGAAACAAAAAAGAAGCGATGTTAATAAACACACAACAACCAACAACCAACAACCAACAACCAATAAGACTATGAATAATATATTTGAACGAATCGAAATTGCTGAATCCCTTGGCTATATTAGCTACGGAAATTGTAGTGACACTCCAGAGCAAAAAGCCATTGCGAAATGGTGGAATGCTGAAAACCCTAGCTCATTAGTAGAATTGCCTACGCTCAACGAGTTGACTATTGAGAAGCTGGAGCGCGAGCTAGCCGACATGACCGAGCAGCGCGATGCGTTGGCTGAGGCTTTAGATACGCTATTGGCTGTTGTTGGACTAACTCCGATTGCAGGGAATAAGCAAGCATTACAGGAAGCATTTGACCAAGGAAACAAAGCCCTAGCAGCCACGAAAGGAGGGAACGATGAGTGATACACCCCGCACGGACTCGGCAATCCGCAACTCAGGCGGCCAGTGGAGCTATGGCCTTCGCGAAACATGCGAGCAACTCGAACGCGAGCTTGACGAGGCGAAGGAAAAGATGCTCAACAATCCATTTTGCGTGGCATGCAAAGAACCTGATTGCTGTGTTAGCGGCGATGGAACATGCGCGTTGATACGAAAATATTTGACAGTAGACGAAACCACCAAACAGCGCGATGCGTTGGCTAATGCTTTGGAATCACTTGCTAAAGCGATCATCAGCGGAGTTCCATACGACATTATTGATTTGCTTGATGATTTAGAGCAAGCCCTAGCCACACTGAAAGGAGGGAGCCATGAGTGAACGCGCCTTGGAACTTGCCACCGCGCTGGAGGCTGAGCTTTTGGCGCAGTTTGAAAAGCTCGATGCAACGATGCAGCGACCAGAGTTTGCATCGTTTCCGATCGATGAGCGCAACAAGATCGAGCGCAAGCACTCAGAGATCAGCGGGTTATTGACCAAATCGGATTTTATCAAGTATCAAATATCGAGATTATGACACCAGAACAACAACTATCGGAATCCCTGCTTGCAGCCTGCAAAGCGGCGGGGATTGAATCGCCCAGGTATATCGCGCAGGATAAAGATGGCGAGGTATGGAGCTTTGATTTGAAACCAAGCAAAAAACAAACGACTTGGGACGGTGATAAGGCACAAAAAATTGATCACCCGCCCTACGCCGACGACTGGAAAGAGAGCTTGCTGGAGTGGGTTGAGCCGCAAGAAGAGCCACTAGCGGACGTTCTTGCGCGGCATGGTGACTGAAATGTCGTGGGACGGCATGGCACGACGACATAAACAAAAACAATGAAAATCTCCGACATCATCGAAATAGTCGCGGCAGAAATGGACGTGGATTCAACGCTTGTGACTAGCAAGACGCGGGTGCAGGCAGTAGCAGACGCTCGCGCAGTCGTGCAGGCAATCATGCGCGACCGTGGTTGGACATACGCTCGGATCGGGCTAGTTTTCTCTGCCGGTCACGATGCGGTCTGGAACAATTGCCGCAAGATCGAACAGGCACGAGCCATGGTTAAAGCTTACGATGCGGCAAAGACCGCGCTAACAATCTCCCAGCCGAGTGGCTGACGGGAACTAATGCCTCTAGACCTCGCAATGTTTCAGGCGCGGGGCTAGGGGCGAACTCGCAACATTTGACGCTTGCCAAGCGCGCAAATTTCTGTATGTTGCTTCCGTGACCACTACCACGGTGCATGCCATTGTTGGCAAAATCTACATGCTCGGAATCGGGATCAGCGAAGCGCAAATCTTCGTCATCACCGATGGGAAAACTATGCGCGAAATCGCCACGCAAGCCAAAGCAAGCTTAGTTTTTGTCAACAATAAGCTCTGGAGCCTGACTCAAAAGGGCTTCATCGCCAAACGTGCAGGCAGACCTTCGACTTACCACCTGACCGCAGCAGGCAAGCGAGCAATCGCCGAACTGACCAGCGCAGAATCCACACGATGAACTTATTCCTCCAAGCAATCGAAAACCTATCACGGCGCAAAGTAACGCCTTCGTGGTTCCGGTGGCGTGAGTGGTCAGCGATGGCACCGGCAATCCGCAATCGTTCGTTTTTCAGCGCCACAGTGACCTCAGCGCGCGTTCTGAACAAGATGCGCAACATGTTGCTGGATTGGCAAGCGGACGCCACAGAGGAGATCGTGGACGTAAATACGGGGCAGACCGTTACAGCCTACAAAGAAACAGGACTCGCCAAGTTCCGCGAAAAGTCGGCAGAGTTTTTGATCCAAGAAGGATTGGCAACACCGGCAGACTACAAGGACCAGAAAATCACCAACGTGATTTCAAACGCTCGCTTACAGTTGATTTACAATACCAACCTAGAGCAAGCTTCGACCTTCGCGCAGTGGCAAGGCAGGATGCGCAATGAGGACTGGCTCAATCTCAACCCCGCAGCACGCTTCGTCCGACGCCCGGGTGCACGCATCAAGCGGCAGCGCCATGTCGAAGCCGAGGGCGACGTTCGACGATGGGACGACTTCGCCTATTGGCAGTTCCAAAACGCAGCGGACATTGGAGGCTTCGACGTTCCATGGGGTCCGTTTGGCTTCAACAGCTACATGATTCAGGAGCCAGTGAAAAGAGCCGAAGCCGAGCGCCGCAAGCTGGTCCGAAAAGGCGAACGAGTCAAAGCTCCGAACGTCGCGCAATTCGGCGTTGACCTCGGAAAGCAATTCAATGCCGGTGTCGATGCGAACATTGATGACCTCACGCCCGAACTGGCAAACGAGGCACGGCAGGCGATCACTGACAGGCTCGGACCGCAGGCAATCGGTCGCGATGGCAAACCCACGCTCGATGCGCTGAAGCAGGCGCTAAGCGGCAACTACAAACCGATTGCAGCACCAGCGCCAGCGGCTAAGCCATTGCCAGTGCCTAGAAAGCGTGCAACGAAGAAGCCAGAACCAGAGACGGGCGAAACTGTTCCAGAAGGATCGAAAGTGGCAGACAAGATCGTATTCGGCAGGATCATAGGAAAAGAGAAAGAAGTCAGGAAGAAGTGGGACAAGGTAGCGGAAACAATCGACTCAATTCATGGAGACGGTCCATTGCCACCAGCGCCGGTAATACATCAGGAATCTAGGGGATCTGTGAATGGACAATACCGGCGATTCGACAACGAAATAACCACATTCAAAGAAGAAGCGATCCCGATGACATTGACTCACGAAATCGGGCATTGGATCGATTATAGAGGATTCAGAAACATACCCGGTGCAGAGCCTCCAATGAAGGGAGATAAGGTTTTTGCTTCGTATTCTCCACTATTCAAGAATTTCATAAAGATAGCTAAAAACAGCAGCAAGATAAAAGAGATCAAAACAGACTATCTCACTGCAAAATCTAAAAGATACCTGACATCGAATCACGAAATTTTTGCGCGTGCTTATGCTCAATACATTGCCACAAAGTCGAAGAATCCAGAAATGCTCGAAAACCTAAAAAATAGGCAGACCGGAGTGAAAGGGAACATCTATCCCGATCAGTGGGATGATGACGACTTTGTTCCGCTATATAACGAAATCGAAACCATATTCAAACAAATCGGATGGCTAAAAATATCAAAATGATCAACAGTATAATCGACGACCTCGCACGCGGAAAATACGACTCTGTCGATGAAGCGGTAGAGGATCTAATTTCCTATGGCGAAGATCCAGAGATTGCGCTCAATAGCGTGCTGGCAATGGCACAAGTCGATGTCATCTAAAATGCAATAACTAGCTGATAAACAAGATTTTAAAGACCCATGAAAACACGTCAAGCAAAAAAAAATGACCCATTGGAAAATCAAGGGAAAAAGGTTCGAGGGCGTCCAACTTTGGCGAACGATGAGCGCAAAAATACGATTCTCGATGGCATTTCAAAAGGAACGCCATTGACTGTCATCTGTCGCGATCTTGGCATTGCTGACTCGACAGTGCGGGATTGGATGGGCAATGACGAAATCTTTTCACGCGACATCGCGAGCGCGAGAATTCTGGGATTCGACGCAATCGCAATGGAGGCTCTGCGCATTGCTGACACGCCATTAGACGGCATCGAACACACCGACACACCAGACGGTCCGAGGATCAAGCGCTCCGATATGCTAGGTCATCGCAAGCTACAAGTCGAGACGCGGCTCAAACTACTCGCTAAGTGGGACCCGAAACGTTACGGCGACATGATGCGTCAAGAAATCAGCGGACCAGACGGCGCTCCAATTACTCAAGCGACTGTTTCACTTTCACCTGAGCAGGAAGTCAATCTTGCCGCACTCGTTGAACTAGCCAAGGGCAAAGCGAAAAAATGACCCCGACGGAATTCTGCGTCCGAGTTCTAGGAATCGTGCCATACCTCTGGCAGTGCGAAGCCATGGAGTCGGTCGCGATGGAACAGCCGACGAGCGTAGTCGCAGCGAACGGCAGCGGCAAGACGGCGCGGCTTGTGGCACCGCTTGTGCTGTGGTTCCTGCATGAGTTCCCGCGTGGTCAGTGCATCTTCACATCAGGCTCGTGGATGCAGATTGAGAAGCAGCTCTGGGGCGCGGTGAAGGTCTACCAGCACAGGTTCCCGCATTGGCGATTCATGAGCGAGGAACTGCGCACGCCCGAAGGTGGCTATGCTTTCGGATTCTCGACCGACAACTCAGGACGAGCCGAAGGACATCACCCGAAGATCGGCGGTGATGTTGATCCAGTTTTTCTCATCATCGACGAAGCCAAGACGGTGCCGGACGCAATCTTCGAGGCGTTCGACCGATGCACGCGGAAGTTCGAGCTTTGGGTGTCATCGCCGGGAGCTCCACGCGGTCAGTTCTATGATTCATTCCATAAAAATTCATCGCTCTACAAGACGATCCGAGTTCCATCCACGGACTGCGCACACATCAGCGCGGAGAAGCGCGAACTGGATCGCCTGAAATATGGTGAATCTCACCCGCTTTACCGGTCCAAGCATCTCGCCGAGTTCACCGAGGACTTCGACCGACTTGTGCTAGCTCCTGACCTTTTGCGTAACGCTCTCGACATTCAGCCTAAACCAGCTCCATTCGGCGAGGTAGTGGCGTTCTGTGACTTTGCAGCAGGACGTGACGAAAACGTTCTGGCAATCCGACGAGGTAATCATGCTCGCATCGTCCGAGCATGGCAGGAACGGGACACAGTTCAGGCAGCTCGGGAATTTATACGAATGTTTGAGGCGGAGGGACTAAGCGCTGGGCAGGTATGGGGCGATGCCGACGGACTAGGAACAGGCTTCTGCGACCAGTTCGCCGAGCTTGGATGGCACATCAACCGCTTCCATGGCGGCAAGCCAGCGAGCGAAAAAGACGAATATGCAAACCTGATTGCGCAGGTCTGGCACGTTGCTAGTCGTGAGCTGGAGCGCGGGAGAATCCACGTCGGCGAACTCGATCCGATGACATTCTCACAGATCACCACGCGAAAAAGCGAATGGAACGAGACAGGCAAGTTGAGAGTCGAATCGAAGGAGAAGATGGCAGCGAAAAGCATGAAGTCACCGGACCGTGCAGACGCATTGCTTGCTTGCATTGCACTCGGCAGTCGCATCAGCGGCGCCATGACGGGAGCAGCATCGGTTACCACATCACGGAACACATTCGCCAGTCGAACCGTTCGAGGGTTTAACGCTCTGTAAATTTGAGCTTGCCATTGGCTCTGTGACGTGCTATTGCCATGCTCACCATGACCGCAGACGAACGAAAGGGCATCGTAGCGCCTTTGCCAGCTTCCTACCGCACGCAGGACTATGACCTTGCCAATGTAACACCAGAGCAGGTGCGTAGCATTCTGCGCAACGTGCGCACCGGCAAGCTGGAGGATCAAGATCGGCTTTTCCGCATGATGGTCGATTCGTGGTCTCGCCTGCGCAAGTGCATCAATGAAGTGGCTGGCAACGTGACGGCTCTCGACATCATCATCAAGCCAGCTATTCGCGAAGGCGCCGAGGAGCCAACACCGCAGGCATTGCAGATCCACGAGACAGTAGAACGAGCGCTTGAATCGTATGCACCGCGTCCGAGTCATTGGGAACTGGACACAAAGGGAATGATGAAGGCGCTCATTGACGCCTACGCGAAAGGCATCAGCGTCGTGGAAATCATCTGGCACACCGAGAACGGCATCGTTTCACCGCGTTGCTACGCTCCAGTGCCTGCTAAATATCTCGCCTATCCATCCGCATCGAACGAGATCGACAGGCTCATGATGGCACCGAACGGAGTCAACTACGACACGCTCATTGACTTCCCGCCCGACAAGTTCCTGATCGCCATCTGGCAACAAGGCGGCTGTCACCCGATCCATTCTGCAAACCTCCGCGCTCTCACGAAGTTCTGGCTCGGTGCAATCTACGGGCTGGGCTGGTTCATGCAATACGCGCAGCTCTATTCGATCCCTTGGCGACATGCGGAAACCGACGGCAGCGATGAAGCGATGATGAAGGCGCAGGAGATGCTAGAGAACATTGGCACGAGTGGCTACGCAGTCACAGGACCGGGTGTGAAGTTCTCGATCATGGACGGCATCAAGGGCGGCGAATCGTTGCCACAGGTGGCGCTCATGAATGAGTCAGACAAAGCTTGCGACATTCTCATGCTCGGACAAACTCTCACCACAGACGTGGGCGACAGCGGAAGCCGAGCGCTTGGCGACGTCCACGCTACGGTCCGCGGCGACATCTTACAGGCGGTGGCAACATGGATCGGGCAGGTCATCACCACGCAGTTGATCCCAGCAATCGTGCGCATGAACTACGGTGCCAGCATCGCCAGCGAGGACATGCCTTACGCTGAAATCGTAATACCGAAGCCGAAGGATGAGAAGGCAATCGCAGAGCGCATCAAGATCGTCACGAAGGACATCGGACTGCCAGTCTCGAACAAGTGGATCTACAACGAACTAGGAGTCGAAGAACCTCAAGAGGGCGAGGCACTATTCGGCGAAGTCGAAGATCCGCTTCCGTTGCTTCCTGAAATCACCGAGGCGGCGCGCGCTGACATTGACCTGCGTCCGACCGAGGACATGGCGAAGGCAGCACAAGACGCTCTCGAAATCCGCAGGCAGAAGCCAGCATCACAGCGTGGTATGACATCGGTCGGCATCGCACGAGCAAGGGACATCTCCAATCGTTCTGAGCTATCGCCCGAGACAGTCAAGCGCATGGTATCATTCTTTGCTCGCCATGAAATCGACAAGAAAGGCGAGACATGGGATGAGAAAGGAAAAGGCTGGCAAGCATGGAATGGATGGGGCGGCGATGCTGGCAGAGAGTGGGCAAACGCAAAGCTTAAGCAAATCGAAAATGGACGATGAACAGATGCGTGAAGTTGCGGGACAATGGCTCTCGCCGGTGGATCAGATCTTTGCCGACTTGATCGACAAAAGCTATCGCATGACGGCAGGCGCATTTCAGATCGAGGTCGAGCAAGTCATCGAGCGCATACCACAGTTGTTTTTCATGCTCGACAAACGAGCGCTTGAAACATCGCTGGAGAATGAGATCGGCGCGGCAATCGTCAAATCACTGGAACGAGAACTATGAAAATCACAATCACGGCGACGGGACTCGATCCAGTCAAAGCATCCATAATCCGATTGCAATCGGCATCGGTGCGCAAAATCGCTGTGATGACCGGAGCGCAGGACGCGCTGGAAGTCGTCGAAAAATACTATAACATGGGTGGGTCAAAGCTTTGGGAAAATCCATCTCTGCCGACTCATGGACCGGGACGTAAGAAAACTCAATGGTGGCGAAAAGTAGCAGGCTCATGGTCGATCATGGGCGCGAGCGGATCAGGCGTGACGCTGCGCAGCAAGGGTGCCATCGGATTCTCTCACAAGGTAACCGGCGGCACGATTACCGCCCGACGTGCAAAGTTCCTCACGATTCCCATCGTGCCAGAAGCGCACGGGCTGACAGCTCGCACATACAGCAAGACGATTGCCAAGCTATTTGCCGTCAAAGGCGTGCTAGCGCAAGCAGATGAAAACTCACCGACTGGCATCAAGCCGGTATTCTTGTTGAAGAAATCAATCACGCAGAAGCCATGGCAAAACGCTCTGCCACCTGAGAAAACATACCTTGATGCGTTCACGAATGGAGCGCTAGAAAGCATCATTGCACAGGTCGAAAGTGCTACTTAAAGAAAAGTAATTACAAGCCGAAAGCGAGTGGTAATCTCTTACTCGAAATGGCGAACGAAATTATCAGTGCATCTTTTCAGACCGAGGTTGAAACCTTGGCTGAGTGCATTGTTTATCTTCCTGAAGGTGAGCATGAAATCCATGCTACGGTCAATGGCAAGCCTGCCAAGCGCAAGGTCAAGGTCGATGAGTCGATCCTCGCTTCGTTCACGAACGACTTGCAAGCTCGCCAATCTCGCAACGTGCGACCATTCGCAGGCTTCGACCACAAAGCCGGTCCTGCATCATTCATTCCCAAAGAGTTTCGATATGAAACGGGCGTTGGACTTGTGCTGGACATCGAGTGGACACAAGCAGGCAAAAGCGCCATCGAGGGCAAAGACTACTCCTACTTCTCTCCTAACTTTCTTCTTGCCAACGGCACGCCAGCAGGTCTGCCGACTCACGGTGAGATCGGCTCACTTGTTAACGAGCCAGCATTCGAGGCGATGGAAAAGATCGCTGCATCATACAACGAAACCAATATGGACATCAAACCACTAATCGAACTCGGACTTGTTGCCGAGGATGTAGACCCGGAGAAAGCAATGGAAATTGCCAAGCTCGAAATCGAAGCCATGAAAAGCAAGATCGCTGAGATCGAAGCTGGTTACATGACTAAGGAAGCCGACGCAGTGCAAGCTGCTGCCAACCATGCGACCGAGCTTGAAACAGTCGTTGCATCGCGTGACGCACTCGCCAGCGAAGTTGAAACACTCAAAGCATCTCTCGCTGAAATCGAGGATAAAGCTGCTGACAGCGTGATCGAGGAAGCCGTCAAAGCTGGTCGCATCGCTCCGCAAGATGACAAAGCCAAATCGTTCTGGAAGGCACAAATCAAAGCCGACAAGAGCAATCTTGAAATTCTCAACGCCATCCCAGCCAAACCAGTCAACGGTGAAACCGTTCTTGCTGGCAAAGCCGAAGAAGGCACCAAGCAAACCGAACTGAAAGGTCTCGATAAAGTCGAAGCCGCTTTCAAAGCTCAAAAACACTCTCACTAAACAAACAATACTATGCCAAACAACCTAACTCTGTTAGACCTTGCCAAGCTCAACGGACATGATCCCATCGTCGGTCTGATTGAGGAAGTCGCCAGTGCCTCGCCCGAGGTGACAACCATCCCAGCACGCACGATCCGCGGCACGTCCTACAAGACAGTGACCCGCAACAGTCGTCCTAGCGTTGCATTCCGTCAAGCCAACGAAGGCACGGATGCTACCAAGTCGAACTTCACCGAACGTCTGGTTGAGTGCTTTATTCTCTCCGCTCGCGTTGAAGTCGATAAGGCTGTTGCTCGCGGTTACGAGGACGGTGCCGAGGCTCTCCAAGCCATCGAGGCAATGGGAGTTATGCGCGCTGCTCTGACCACCGTTGGAACACAAACCATCTATGGCGACAACGCAAGCTCGAAAGGCTTCGCTGGTCTGCAAACATTGGTTAGCGCTCTTGGCAGTGACATCGTAGTTGACGCAGGCGGAACAACCTCTTCGACCGGTTCCTCGGTCTACGCTATCAAGGCTGGCAATACTGGCGTGCAATACGTCTACGGTAACGGCACGACCTTCGACCTCTCGCCATTCCGCGAAGGCGACGCAGTTGATGCAGACGCCAAACGTTACGCAGCATTCATCGCTGACCTCACCGCATGGATCGGCTTCCAGTGCGTTAACAAGCATGCAATCGGTCGTTTGAAAGACCTCACCGCAGACAGCGGCAAAGGATGCACCGACGCCAAGATTGCCGAGCTTCTCAGCAAGTTCCCAGTTGGCGAGCGTCCGACTCACTTGCTCATGTCGCGCCGTTCCGCATTCCAGTTGCAAATCAGCCGGAACACAACCCCATCCACCAAGCAGGAAGCCTTCACTGGCATCCTTCCCGGTGTGCCAACGGAATCCTTTGGAGTTCCAATCATCATCACCGACTCGATCGTTGACACCGAAACCCTCAGCTAATTCTAACTAAATCAAATCATGAGCTTTGAATTCAACCGAAACATTCAAGACAAGAATTACACCTCCACTGTGGCTATCGCGCAGGCTGGTGCAAACACCGCAGCATTTGACCTTGAGCAAGCAGTTGGTGGCGACATCGAGCGAGTAGTTTTCTCGCTTGCTGCACCGACCGCTGCTGGCATCTCCGACACAAAAGTCGTGACCTACGCACTGCAAGACAGCGCCGATGGCACTACGTTTGCTGCCGTTGATCCAGCAATCAGCACGACTCAGACCGCTACTGCCTCCGGCATCGTTGCCAAAGAGGTTCGCTTCCGCGTTCCAGCTAACACCCGTCGCTATGTGCGCATCGCTCAGACGATGACCGCCTCGGCTGGAACTGTTACTGGCAGCATGGTCGCCAAGCTTTTGTTCTAATCCGTTGGAACTTGTGTGCAAAGGGCGACGGAGTTGGTAGTTTCCTCCGTCGCCCTAAATTCTTGAAACTCATAACACCATGGCTTGGATCGCGCTTACATACTCTGGACTACGTGACAGACTCTCAACCGAGGAGTTCAATCGCTTGCTTGCCGAATGTCCAACACCCGAGGACAAAGCGCAGGAGATTCTGACTAGCGTTGCGCAAGACTTTGCCTCACGCGTCAACTCAGGTCGTCGCAAGCGTGGATTGCCACCAGTGGTCAATACTGGCTTGTATGTGGCACCGGGCGCACGCAGGCACGCATACAATCTATCACGCCAAGAGCTGACAGATTCCTATCCATCGCTCGCAGAATTTAACGGCGACGATCGGCGCAAAGCAGTCGAGGAAGCTAACAGTTATCTCGATGACCTTGCCAATAACAACGCGGATTCCGATGACACCGGAGCCGAATCATTCGCTGCTACTAGCGGCAGTTCTTTTCGCTATGGCGGCGCTGCTGTCATGAACTTCTCAGAATCACCATGAGCCTCATTCGCCAAATAGTCGAAAGCATGGCAAAGACGCTGAAAGATCATGCGTATTTCCGCACCGTGCCGATTATTCCCGTTCTAGTTCAGGACCACAAAGACATCGACCGCGAAATCGAGAACGCAATGAACAAGGCAGGCGCTTTCGTCATGGTCAACTTCTCACAGAGCGAAGCGTCATCGTCGGACACACCCGGACCATACATGGACTCTGCGACGTTCTCTGTGACATGCTCGGAGATTCCAAGCGTCTGGAGACAGCAGGCTGGTAACATGTCAAAGCCAAGCGCAACAGAGATCGGCGAGGCAGTGGCTCGCATTCTACACCATCACAAACCACTTGACGCTAGCGGTGATTCACTCACCGGCGGCGTTCTCACTTTCGATTCCATGCAGGAGGATGCAACACCTCCAATGCTTCAACAAATCATCACTTTCAACTGCCCAGTGGGGCTACAAAATACAACTCCAACACGATAAATTATGCCAACATTTGATAGAACCACCATCGTTCGCGGTCCTTGCAAAATCACCTATGATTCGCAGACATTCTACTCCAAATCAGGAGTAGTGCTGACCACGACTAACTCGACATTCGACAAAGAAACCGATGCTTACGGAGTCGTGAGCAAGTCAAAAACCGACTTCACCATCGTTGTTGAATTTGAGCCAGTAGGCGAGATCGAGGCGCTCGCAGTTCTTTTCCCGCACGGCAACACCGCAATGGGAGCCAGCATTTACGGCTCGACCGACAAGAACCTTGTAATCGTCTCGGCTGACAAAACCTACACGATTCTCAATGCGCAGATCACACAGATGCCGACCATCTCATGCAGCGCGACAAAGACCGCATTCGGCTCGGTGCAGTTCACTGGCTTGCTCAAGATCGGTGGCGATCCCGAAAACATCGAGGACTACTACACAACCGCCGGAGGTGCGAGCATCGGAACATCATTCAGCCCTCAGTTGATTGTTACAGCACCTTACAAAGCAACACTAGGAGCGATGACACCGTTCTTCAGTCAAGACGGATTCGAGATCAGCTTCGACTTGTCACTCAATCCAGTCATGGTTGACGGCGTTGGAACCGTTGACATGAGCATGGGCAATCTCGGCTGCAACATCACTTGCATTCCGACTGGACCAACGCAAACGGACTTCGAAACATTCTTCGACAACCTTAGCGCAGGCGAGGACTTGGCAACAAGCACGCTCGACATCTCGACGTTGACAGTTGGCGGTCTCAACTTCGATTGCGCAGCGGTTCAAGTCACCGAGCTTCAACGTAACTTCTCAGCAGCTGATAGTGTTCTCGGCACGCTCACCATGAGCGCCAAGCGGACATTCAGCGCAGGCGCACCAGTCACTCTATTCCAAATCGCAGCAGTACCCGCATAAACGATGTTCGTAAGACTCCAGCGCGGCGCGATTGCTTACGACCTCGCCGGTGGCGACGGTCAAAGAAGCGAAACGTCCAACTTTCAAATATCGGCTGAGCCGAACTTTCAGCAGGTGCAATACATCGAGGCTGACCAGTTCGATCAGTTCTTCCGTGGTGGATCCAGCACGACTGTCAGCTTTGACAGCGTGCTGACATTCGCATCACTCACCGACGCCGAGAACTACTTGCTCAACATGCCTCAAGGCTTGCTCTCACAGGCGACACAGACGGCTACGATTGGCAGGCTGACAGCGGCAGGCACAGTGCAATCCGAGACGCTAACTTGCGTCGGCACAACGACGGGAGCTGGCAATATCAACTGGTCATTCACAAGCGCGGACGTGACAGCGAGCGGGACTACCGCAGTGCTATCGGGCGACACGCCGACACAATACGCGGCGAAGATCGCGACATCGTTGAATGCAAATTCAAGCATCGCTTTTCGCTATGTCATCACCAGTTCAGGTGCGACCGTCATCATCACGAAGCGCCAAGCAGAAGCCAATGACGGCACGCTTGCGCTTGTCACGACCAATGGCTCGCCATCGCCGGTCATCACAGGAGCGACGAGCGCAAACACAACGGCTGGAGTAGCACCGACAATCTCCAACTCAAAAACGCTCTCCAGCGTCTCATGCGTGGTCAATCTTGCGCAAAACGGAGTTTCGATCTTGCAAAACGTAACAATCCTCGGTAAATACTAAGCCATGGCAGCGAAGAACGTAGACATCAAGATCAACACGACTGCGAGTGGGACAGGCGCGAAGCAGACGGCGGCTGACATGGACAAGTTAGCTGCGTCATCGACAAAGGCAGCGGCAGCGACAAACACTGTCACGACTTCGACAAGCAAGCTTGGCGCACGCGCTGGGGCTATTGGATTGCAGATGCAAGACGTCGCGGTTCAAGCGCAGATGGGAACGAGCGCAGTCACAATCTTGGCGCAGCAAGGCACGCAGATTGCCAGCATCTTCGGACCACAAGGCGCTATTGTCGGCGCTTTGATCGGTGTCGGTGCAGTTGCGGCAAAAGTGTTCTACGACATGGCTGTCGCTGCCGCAGTGACAGGCGAAGCGATGGAGGACGTCGGCGAAACAATCAAGGAGGCTTTCTCGCAGAATACGACAAGGGAAATCGAAGATTTTAACAAATCTCTGAGTTCACAATCACAATTTGCTGAAACACTACGCCAAGCAGAATACAGCTTGTATGAAGCTCGTAACTTGAGAGCTGAGGCAGATGCGAGGCTAATCGGATTACAGTTGAAGCTCGACGAAGCATCGATCAATTACCTTTCGTCCACAGGTCAAATCGTTGACAAAGAGAAGGCATTGCTCGCAGTCAGAACGCAGGCAGCAGAAGCAGAGAAAAAGGCTTCTATTGAGGCAGAGCTAGCACGGGTCGAAAACGCTCGCAAGAAATACAACTTTTTCGTTGCACAAACTGATAGCGTACTAGCAGATCAAGCCAAAGCCGAAAAACGACTAGCGGAACTTGAAGCACGCCAAGCTCAACTTTCGTCCGATGTCACATTTCGCAGGGGACAAGATCAAGCGGCAATCAAAGCAGGAGCGCAAAAAGAGGATTATGTAAATCCACAAACTACTCTCATCGAGGAGCAGTTGAACGCTGTTACGAAGCAGATTCAGGACGTTAACAACACGCTAAGAAAGATTCCTGATCGGATCAATGAAATTTCACAAGGTTCGATTGCAGTTGCGACCGAGGTTGACTTGGCAATTCAAGAATCTCAGACGAAAATCAATGAGATCAATCAGAAGTTCAACCTAACGGCAAAAGCGCAGGCGCTCGGTGCAGCGACAGAAAGCATCACCAAGGGCGCTGCTGAGATTTTCAAAAGAGTCGATGAGATCGAAGCGATCACCCCCCTTGAACAGCAAGCAAAGGAAGCAATCAAGCAAGCTACCGGCGATTTAAAAATCACAGCAACAGAACAATCAGCTATTTCTGCCAATCTAAAAATTCTCACAGGCTCTCTCAAAACAGGGCAAGAAGAAAATCTAAAAACGCTTCGTGATCTTTTAACGATCAATGATACGATTGGAACCAAGATGCAACAAATGTCGAATGAGATTTCAGGATTAAAGCAAAAAATCAATAACATCACAGTGCGATAATGCCAGTCTGGACCATAACAGGAGAAGCAGCAAAAGCTTGGGACACAACTTCCAAGACGCTGGCAGAGCGTGCAGTAGAAAACGCATCGCTCACGTTCCGCAGCGTCGGCACGGATGAATTGGTGCTGAATATCTCACCAGAAAACATTGTCAGCTACACTATTCCGACATACGCACAGAGAGTCGATCTTTTCCGCAACGGCTCGCGGTTCTTCACGGGTTACGTCACCAATGTCCGAACGACATCAAACAACTCGATCACAGTCACGATCAGTAATGCGTGGTGGTACATGGAACGCATCAATTACGTGACGAGCCAGACCGATGGCGCCGGTGCAAGTGCAAATCGGATCACGGGAGTTTTCGGCAATGCGACCAGCGGAACGAATCTCACCACTGCGATTCAGACAGCGATTGATACGAGCGTTTCACTTGGCGTGCCGATGGCAAACATCGCAGGCGGCAGCACCGTTGGAACGTATTTCGACATTCCACGCGTCACGCTCAATCAGTCAACGTGCGCACAGGTCATCAGCGAGCTTGTGAGGCTTGTTCCTGACACCATGACCTATTTCGACTATACGAACTCAACTCCAACATTCAACGTCGTCAGGAGGGCAGCAGCGACGACGCGCACGCTAACGATCGGCACATCACCCGTTGAGGATTTCGACGTCAACCCGATGATCGAACTCCAAGTTTCGCAGGTGGTTCTACCATACGTCACCCGTGACACAAACGGATTGACGAGCTATCAGACACAGCAATCAGGCACGGCGGCAACTGGCAAGATTCAGGTGCTGACAATCAGCGGACCGGAGCTTGATACCTTCCTGCCTAGCGAATACTTCGACTCTGCCACGCTCACTGGTTTTCCGCTCGCTACGCAGTTCGAGGACTATGTTTTATCGTCATCGCAATTCGCTGGAGCGGTGGCAAACGGGCTTCGATTTACTAACATCAACATTCAGCAAGGGCAACGACAATACAGCGGCTACAATTCAAGCAAAAGTCCTACGACTGGTTCATTCAGTGGAACTCGATCGGTCCAGTACACGCAGCCAGCGGCAGCGATCACCGATGACACGGGACAGCCTGCTAGTCTTGGATCACAGCTCATTCTCTCCGACAACTTGCCAGAATGGGCGATCACGGCTCACGATTTGAAGCCTATCGTCATCTCTGGTCAATGGATTTACGAATGGAAAGATCAAGTGTTTGATTTCGGAGTAGGGTATGAGTCGAATGTAGGATTACCATCATGGATCGCGTCACTGTCAGGAGCGCAGAAAGACTCATTTTGGGATGGCGATTTTCACTACATTCTTATCGGAGGGGAATACACCGTGCAAGGCTACACGACCAGCAGCTCGACGCTGCCGCACATGTATGGCACCACACGCACTGGCACTGGTTCAGGCGTCTTGATTCTCGCAACGACCGCAAGCTCGATTGATGGCTTTTACACAGGCATGAGAATCGCCTACATGCAGAAGCCCGGAACAGGTGGACCAGACGGGGTGAATGATGTTTGGTATATCGCCACGATCACGGGCTACAACGGCACGACAAAGGCGGCGACATACACGACTGCAACTGGACCAGCAACAAGAACAGGATTCCCGTATCGAATCCTCGGCACGAAAGTGTTTGCTCCGGCAGACTACTCTTTCATTTCTCCGCCAGCGAACCTCGCATCGAACTTGCTCACCACCATGAACTTCATTCCCTATGAAGGCACGGTTCGAATCACCGAGGAGACGGCAGGCGGCACACGATACCGTGGGTGCAAGGTCAATCTTGCAAGCACTCGATCCGAGCTTGCCAGCATGGGCGCGATGGTCGCAGAGGAAACGCTCGACCTCAAGAACGGCACCACTGATCTAACGCTTGGCACTCCACCGAGGCTCGACTATCGCAGCTTCACCGACAAAATCCGCAGAACGTCACAAGACAATATCGTTTTCAATCCATGACACAATTTCTTTGCACAGTTGATTCTAACGGCAACATTCTTTGCAATGGCGGCTATGTCGTGGATCTCAAGGCGGCAACTAGCGCACACTACATCGTGGGTGGCACTCCGACGTCATTACTGACCGCAACGGAGAACATTCGTGAAAGCACTACCGCGCAGGCAATCTTTCTTGGGGGCGGTGGGGGCAGCGTCAAATCGTCTGGCACGATCACCGCTACGCTGTCACCCGTCGGCTGGTTCGGACAAACGGACACCGACGAATGGACCGACTCAGTGGGAAACAAAGTCGTTGCAGACTTCGGCGCAGGCACAGCGGAAATCGTTGACCCGTCAAATACGGCAATCGCTACATTCACAGGCTCGTTCACGTTCGCGCCAGTCGGCACATTTACAGCTACAACGTTCGGAGAGGACACATACAACGGCGGCACGGCTTTCACCCTCAACATCAGCTACGATGGCGTCAGACGCACCAGCACGGCAAATGTGCTAGTATCCAGAGGCACGGCGACCGATGGCGAATATACTCTCAATGGCTTCCGCGAATGGTCAAAGACAACATGGCTTCTAACAACGAACTCAGACGGCACCGCGCAGATCAATGACGGCACCGATGACGTTGCAACGCGATCCGCAGACTACTCGCCCGATTCACCAAGTGGGACATACACCTCGACTGCTTACGGCGATACAACATACGGAGACGCTCAGCCATTCAACATGGCGGTCACGCTCTCACCGGCATTCCCGAAACTTGGATACGTCTATGTCGAAATTACGAAGTCAGGAAGCAATTTCACAAGCGTAGCAGGTCCGTTCTTCTCAACTTCACTTCCTGCCAATGCGTCACACCTTGAATACGTGCCGATTGCATACAGCGACGGCAGCGGCTTACTAATCCAGATCCACGAAGGCTCAATCTTATGGCGATGATCCCAGCTTGCATTTTCACCTACTCAGCAGATTCGCTTCCTCTCCGCGAGTGCGTGCGAGGGGCGAAAATTGCAGGACTTCTGCCAGTCGTGATTGACGACGCAAAGCACCCGATGGGACATGCTGTATGGTCATGGGTAGAATCGCAGGGCGGCTTGTATTTCCAGAGTGACTTTAACCGCCGCGGCAATCTCAACGGCACAGAATGCGCGGCAGGCATCGCAAAGAGCTTGTATGAGGCAATGAGACTCACACACACGGCGCAGGCATTTAAGCTCGATAGCGACACGATCATTCAACGCGTTGACAGATTCCAAGGCATCAGCACGGGCGTATGCTCAACGACGATGAACCGACGCGAAGCTTTCGGGTGTTGCTATTCTCTGACGCGCGACGCAGCTCGCCGGGTGCGTGACGATCTAGCGGCAATGGATGATCCACACGGACCAGAGGACGTTCTTATCTGGCAATCAATCAAACGTTTGAACATCAGACACAAGCTTCACGACTTCAATCCGAGCGGTGGCGCCTTCTCCGCAGTGCCGAAAACATTCGATCCCGTGGACTGCGCTAGGTTCGACGTGCTTACCTTTGGCAATCCACCAGCAGACGGCTGGAAAGATCGGGCGCTTGAAATCACTCTTGCAATGCGACGTTTGAACGACTTCAATTTTACGCTTGCAAATTCTCAGAAATAAAATATAACACGCGAAAGTCATGTTGCCAATATACGAAGTTTATAAAGGAGAGAACATCTCTATGAGTTTCACAGCGACGCTCGATGGCGCTCCATACAACTTGACGGGAAAAACCGTGCAGGGCGTTATGCGGTCATCGATCAATGGTGAAGTGATTCTCAACCTTTCACCGACAATCCCGACACCGGCAAACGGAGTGATTCTCATCAATGTTTCAACATCTGCAATACCGGCAGGAATTTACGGTGCCGACGTGCAAATCTCGACTAGCACAGTTCCGCAAGTTATCCACCAGTGGACGCAAAAAATCAGACCAAAATACACCCCTAATTTATGAGCTTTAACAAAGTAGAAGTCCGCGTGTTCAGCGGTCCAGACGTGGTGCAGGTGGGTAGCAATACCGAGCCTGATCTCATCGTAATCAACAATGGACCGAAAGGCGATACCGGCGCGGCAGCAACAATTGCAGTTGGAACAACGACAACGCTCGCACCCGGTTCATCGGCAACGGTCGCAAATGCTGGCACATCAAGCGCGGCGGTGTTTAATTTTGGCATACCTACGGGCGCGACAGGAGCAACAGGAGCAACAGGAGCAACTGGTCCGAACAGCGTAACAAGCGCAACGACATCGGACGGCACGGCATCTTTAAGTGTCGCATACGTTCAGGTTTACCCAAGTGGATCAATCACTTTGGCAAGTACTAACTCAGGCGGCTTTGTGCAGCTCAGCGGTCAAGCGGCTACCGATGCGAGAATGATAGCATTCCCGAACGCAAGCGGGACGTTGGCTCTCACATCGCAGCTTCCAACGCTCGGCACAAACGTAGCAACATTTCTGGAAACGCCAAGCAGCGCGAATCTTGCAGCAGCAGTCACAGGCGAGACTGGAACAGGCGCATTGGTTTTTGCTACATCGCCGACAATCGACGCACCAACGATCAGCGGCAGCGCGGCATTTACATCAACGACTCGCCCGACATCGGCAGGCACTGGAACTCCAGCAGCTACGAGCTTGATAACAACTGCGGATGGAGACAGCCGATACGGAGGTCCTATTTATGATTTAGATGGATCTGGGTCAAACTCTGAAACAACAGCTACTACTCCAATTAAGACTGTTATTTTGCCAGTCGGAACGTATTTAATCGAATTTGGCAGATTGACTGCAAGCCACACAGATGCAACGTCGAGAACTGTGTCCTGCACTATTAACTTTTCTGGAGGGACTGCGACAATTCAAGATCGCTATGTAGGCTTTCAGGGTAATCAAGCATCGCCGGGTGCTGGCGTAAATTTTGCAGGATCAGGAACAAGCATGGTAAACTCTGGAAGCATTGGTAATGCTTCGCCGAATTTTGGATCAGGTTCGTTTCCTTTTGGTGGACGGATTGTCGTGACAGTCCAAACGACTTTGCGAATTTTTGGTACATGCAGCGTGACTCCGACCAATCCGATATCTTACGAGACATCGGGCATTTTGCGAAAAATCATTTAAAAACATTATGCTCACACCTAAAACACAACTCGAAAAAGACCTAGCGGAAAAAGACGCTGGCATCATCCGTGCAGCAACTGCTTTGCACTACGCTGGAACCGTTATTGCAGCGGAGAACGCGCAGTTCTGGGCTTTACCACAAGATCGTTTGCTTGCCGTTCTCAATGACAACGTAGAGCGCACTTTGGCAATGTTTGAAGCGAACAGCGTAACGGCTAACGCAATCAATTCATTGCTTGACCAGATCGGCAACGAAGCGTTGAGTCATCGCGTTCCAATCACCATGCCAGCAAACT